TACCCGCGATAGACCACACGGACTGTAGCGGTGCTTATCCAGTACATGTCGGTATAGTAGGTAGAAGATGATCCGTTCAAATTACCTACCGGAACCATGTCCATATACTTGCCGTGCGCCACGCCTGTAATCCACTGACCGCTGTCCTTCTTGCCCTGTACCATACGGATACTGCCGTCAGGCATCCAGATGCGCCATTTGCCCTGGTTGCCGCTGTCATTCGGCAGATCCACGCCGTCCATCATGTCATACTTGTTGCCGTAGATATCCTCGTAGCCCAGGCAGCAGATATTGTTCACCTGCACCACGGTCGCCTGTCCGTATTCGTCCCGGCTCTTATACCAGGCATACTGATGCACCAGGCCGTCAATCAGCGAATTCGTGATTTTGTTGTTGATGACATACGCTTCGTCATAGCCGATGGTATCTGTCATTCCATGGTCGGCCGTTCCACCCGTTGTCCGGTTATTGTTATGCTGACCGGCACCGCATTGTTCCTGCATGTCCCTACGCCCGTACTTTGCATAGCTCAGGTTCGCGATGCGGCTGTGCATCAGGGCATCTATCTGCTGCATGCCACGCTGCTGGCTGTAATAGTGGAAGTCCGTCCAGGTCATGCTTGCCGTGGTCGAAGCTCCGGTTATGCAGGCACGCAACTTGCTGCCCACTACAGAACTGCCCACAACGGCACACAGATGTTCCTCATTGGCCACCCAATCCGGTTCCATGTCTTCTATCTTGTCGCTGTTGCTCAGCACCACGCAGTCAAACTCTGCCGTGTTCAGAATGGAGAAATGCAGGGCTGTAGCACGTTCCGGAACGTCTGCTATCAGATACATGCCGGCTTCAAATTTCAAGCCGATGGTCGGCACCACAATACTCTTCAGGATGTTTCCCTCCGCATCAGCAAACACACTGCCGATAAGCCCTGTTCCTGGAACGCTCGGGAAGCGGACACGTCTGTAACCCGACACGTCCACTTTGCACACGGAATAAGCCTTGTCCGTCGTATAGGATTCCATCAGCGTGGGCTTGCCGCTCATGATCTTGCGTTCACCCAGCCAGCCGCCCTGTGTCTCCTTGATGGCATCCAGTGTCAATACCGTCGCGTCCGGAATCGGGGGCATTTCGTCCTCCGGATAACTGCTGTAGCAGGCGTACTTCTTGTTGTTCAAATAATCGTTGATGCCTTTGCTCCAGTAAAACGGCTCATACATCATCCAGTCTCCCTCGCTGCCGTCCAGCTTCGCCACCGTACAGTCGTTCATATCCTCCGCATCGGCATAGAAGTTCGAACTTTCGTCATGCAGGGGGAAATAGGTCATCTCCCCGTCCGGGTTGTTCACTTCCACCTGCTGCCCGGCTATCTCCACCTTCCGGCTCGTAGGCATCCTGGTCACCTTGGCCAGTACGCGGTGGCGCTTGGACAGGATGGCATTCACATGCCCGCTCATTTTGTACGCATTCCCGAACTTGTATCCGGTCTTGTTGTCCAGGTTTGAAATATTGGCATCGTCGGCCACGCTGTCGTCAAACTCGATCATCGTATAGGGTGGCTGCTTGATGGTCAGTTCCGGATAACGGGCGGCATACTTCTCCAGTTCCTCATCGGCCAGATACTTCGTCAGGGTCAGCTTGCCCCTCAGTCCCGAATGCCGGTCATCCACGGCACCCGTCTGCGTGTACGTTCCGTAGTCGTAATACTTCTTCAGCAGGGTTCCGTCGTCTTCCCGGTCTATCTCCAGCACGAAGCGCTCCAGCTTGCCGCTGCCGTTCAGTTTGGCCTGGTGCAGGCGTTCCAGCATAGCGAACCCGTCGATGCCAGGGCAGTTGGTGTAGCGGTAGCCCCGCACATTATTGATGCCTTCCAGTATCAGGCCACTATCGGACAGCTTGGTCAGATATTCCAGGAACAGTTCCTCAATCGTGTCCGGCAGGCATAACTGCACAACGGGCGCACCGGTGGCCAGTTTCACACGGGTCAGCCCCGTACCCCTCACGTCCAGTTTCTTCAGGCGGCCCTGCCAGCTCAAGTCCAAAGTAGCCACATTGCCGTTGTCCCCGTTCCGGGCCAGCCGGTTGTTCCGCATGTTCACTTCTTCCAGAAGCAGCATGCCGTTCGTCGAAGCCATGAACGAGCCGTTCCGGTAACCGCTGGCTTTCTCCACGCTCATGTCGAGTTTTACCAGTGAGGTCAGCAGACCGAAGTTGAAGCCGATTGCGAACGCATCCTCATGCCAAACCAGTTCCTTGACTTTCGCCGCACCGATGATCTTCAACGGGTCATTTTCACCGAAGGCACGGGTCAGCTGCAACGAGTGGAGCACGTCCGCATCCACCACGCCGCTGTCGGCCTGCACGCCGTTGCTGGTGGAAAGCTGCACACGGTACGGAATGGTCAGACGGTACTGCATCGGTTTCAACGTGTAGGCCTTGTCCAGCGATGCCGTACTCTGGTAGAACTGGGCACCCAGCGTGGATACATAGCCGTACTCCACCTGCTTCAGGTCATACCGGCGTTGGATGAAGTAGTTTCGGTGTGCTTTCAACGAACCCTTCAGACCGTAGATTTGCGGATAGGTCTGTTTGGCTCCGTCCGCACCCACCGGCATTTCGTTCAGGAACGGATAGATGTATTTGAAGATGCCGGACTTGTTATAGAGGCGCGAGCACCACTTCTTCATCTGTTCGGTATCGAAATGGTCAATGGCTTTCTGGATACTGAAAGCACTCATGAAGCTTGCGCCCCCGTTCCATCCGCTCACCATAATCTCCACAATCATGTCCCAGCAATTGGCCACGATGAGGTTCCACAGCCACGAGTTATGACCCTGCATCACATAAGCCCCGTCGCGCTTCGTCTGGCGGTTGTCGTCATACTTCCCGGTCAGGAACGACTTGTTGTCAGAACCGAGCTGGCAGTCGCCGTCATAATAGTCAATCAACCATTTCATACCGTCCCATGTGCGGATAAGCATGTTCTTCGCAAGCTGGTCCACGCCGAGGTTGAACTGCACGTACAGATAGTAGGCAATCAGGTGGGGAAGGTCGAAATACTTCGATGCCTCTTTCCTGAACGTATCGCTCTGCCACTTGGCGGTAGGGAACTTGTCGCCGTCGTCCTCATAGTCCACCCCCTCGAACGAATGGGATTCCGTGCTGTAAACCATGTTCCTGCCCGCAGGCGTTTCCTTTACGCACCGGTAGACGAAACTCATCATGCGGTCGGTGGCCTTGTACATCTTGTCGTACTTGTCACCGGTACCGAGGTGGTCTTTCAGGTTCGGTTCTTCCTCCGCGTCACCGCCTCCGTCCGACCAGAAGGTATCTTTCGGATGATTAAATTCCAGTCCTCCGTCAAAGTTGTAGTCCATGAAATCCTTATGCTCCGGTTCGGTACTCGGCAACCAGTGGAACAGGCACAGCGGATTGGAGTTGTTCAGCGTCTCGAAGCAGACGGGCAGGTACTGCTTGTGTCCTTCCTCGTCGGCTTCCAGGTAGTTCAGCGTGTCGCCCTCGCCCCATTTCTCGCCGCCGATGGTCTCATCCTGCCCGAAGATGGGGTAGCTGTCGCTCTTCTCGTTGTTCATGTTGTACTGGCCGTAATAGGTCAGGTCTTCGTCGGCACTCTTCGCTACGAACAGGTCGCACGGCAGGCCGTCGATGGCCGAACGGTAATCGTCCTCCAGCCCATGGTCTTTGGCGTAACGCTGGGCAGGCGTAAGCAGCCCCATCTCTTTCAGTCCGTCATTGATAAGCTTCGCACCTCCGGTATTGGTGGTCATGGACGAGTCCGAGAAGTCGCATTTGGAACATGCCAGCTTCGCGCCTACCGAGTTCCTGCGTAACTTGAAGAGATTTTTTTTGCCGGTAGTTACCACCGGATTCTTCTGCCTGCCGTTTCCGTCAATCTCCCCGTAGCTCAATGTAACCGTCCAGCCGCTTGCCGTCTTCTGGAAGTAGAAACGGAAGTTCTTTCTGGCATAGTTCACGGAAGAAGTACCCTGAATACGGACATATACGTTGGTAAGGATAAAGTCAAGCGTCCTGTCCTCTCCGTTATAGAAACGGACCTCCCTTACCAGTTTGTTGGCCTTCTTGTCGTTCAGCTGGGCCAGTGCATCCACCACGTTCAGCGTGTCGCTGTCGCTCGGAACCTCACTGCCCACGCTGCCCGTGCCTATCAGTACCAGGATCGAGTTCCGGCGCTTCTTCATCAGCCCCATCAGCTTCTCCATGCTCACCGTATCTCCTTCATTCAGCACGCGGTTGTCCTCATCCAGTGAGCGCACGCCCGGTTCCCCGTCGGCATCCTCCAGGTGGTTGCGGTCCACGATGTAGTTGTTCAGCACCTCGTCCGAGGTCAGCGCCTTGTTATAGATACGCACGCTCTTCACGTTCAGGTCGGCACCCGCCGACTTAAATTCCAACTGGCTCTGAATGTCAAAATTCACCTTGTCGAGCCACTTGGAAGCAGCCGACTCTTCACCGTTCACATAGAAACCGATCAGCGTGCGCTGTTCGTTGGTCTGCACGTTCGGATAGAACACGTAGGTAATGCGGATATTCGTACCCGGCTGGAACTTGGTACCCACCGAGTCTTCATAGCGCAGCACCTGTCCGGCATCCATCGCCTCGGTCACCACACCGGTCAGGAACTTGGCCTCTTCCGGAGTCACAATCAGCCCGTACCGGTTGCCGTTGTCCAGCTGCCCCAGGCAGGTGATCAGCTCGGCATCCGTATCCGTCACGTTGGCCGTGCTGTATTCTATCTCCAGCGTCATGCCCACGTCACGGATGGCAAATCCCTCGGGCTTGTCCGCCTCGTTGAAGGGGCGGTAACCGCCGTCAGCGGTCAGGGTCATACCTGCACCACCGGCCAGCAGCAGGCGGTCCTTGTGCCAGCCGCTACCGGCACCATATTCGTTCACGCTCCACAGCACGTCCCGGAACTCCATACGCTTGTCACCGCTCACCCAGCTTGCCGGGTTGTTTTCCGTGTTGCTTCGCCCGAAGGCGTCAAACGTACACACGGCATCCGGTGCCAGCGTGGCTTCAATGTCCGGGTGCGATGTGGTGTTCACCTGCACCTCAAGCACGGCATCGCCGCATGACACACGGTAGTCCAACGGTTCCACGTTCACGTTCGTCCGTCCGTAGCTGCCGGTCTCACCGCGTTGCAGCAGGTCTTCCTTCACCACGCTGCCCCGGTCGGTCACTTTCACACGGGCCGTGTACGCATCGCGGTCATAGCCGGCATACGTGAAGTTCCATGCCGTGAACTGCTCTGCCTCCAGCACCGGGTGTTTCCAGTCACGCTGGAACCCCGCTGCCCGGTGGCTGAACATCAGGCCGGCATACGCTGTCACACCTCCGCCTGCCTTCAGCAGCGTAATGTAATGCACCCGGCTCACCACACCGGAGTTCTCATGCTGCGCGTAGGCTTCCACCACGTTCGTACCCTCCTGCATCTGTGTCAGGGGGATGGTCACGTTCTTCTGCTGCACACCGCTGCCGGCCGAAAGACCGAGGGTAAAGGCCTGTCCGCCGTTCACGCGGTAGTAGATGTTCTTCTCACCGCTCGTGCCCTTGGCAGTAAAGGGGATGTTCACGTCATTTTTATATCCCCCGTCGGCCAGCCCGTTGCCCGCCGAGTAGGTGGTCTCCAGCTCCATGGCCACCATGGTCACCTTGGCCGTGGCCGTCTTCATCAGCGTGCCGTCCTGGTAAGTTGCCTGCGCTTCCACCTGTACGGTATAGGCAGTGGCATCCTTCAGATAGGGCGAAGCGTCAAAGGTATAGCTCTGTCCGGCTGTAACGCCCACAAACTCCGCATCCCGGAACTCACTGATGACGGTCGAACCGCGTTTCACGATTACACGGGCTTTCAGGTCGCTGTAGCCGTCCACCGTACCGCCACCGGCAGTGCCCACACCTACGGAGTATTTCACCACAAAGCCGCTGCCCAGTGCCAGATACTGCGAGGCGGGAAGTCCCGCACCGCCGCTGTCCGTCAGGTCGATGTTCACCACCACCTTGTCATCGTCCGTGTACTTGGAAAAGCGCACTTCCTTCGAGCTCTCGCCGCCCTGGTTGTCCTTCTGCTTGACGGTCATCACGTACTGGGTGCCGTCCTCGCTGTCCTGCACATCCACGTCCGTCACCGTACCCACCATCGCATCGAACACCGTTCCGGATGTAGGAGGTTTCGTCTCGCCGCTCACCAGTTCCTCGGTAGGGGTACGGTTTGACAGTTCCTTCTTCAGGAACGCTTCGATGTCATCGCCTGCATAGGCATGATAGGTGCCGTCCGGCTGTTTCTGATTCCATGGTGTTTCAAGATTCATCGGATGCTCGGTCGCGTTGATGATTCCGCTTATTTTCCTTTTTGCCATAATACTGTCCTTTTATAATAATCATTCATTTATCAGTTTTACTGCTACCGTTCCATGCGTCCGATCCGTTCCACGGCTCGTCGCCTTTCCAGTATCCAAGTCCGAAACAGCTGCTTATCGCAGACCACACCAGTCTTGCCCCGGCATAGACTGCCGACAGGGCACGTTTCCCCACATACGCAGCCGTTATTTCCTTACCGCCTATGGTTATCATCGTCAATCCTCCTCATAAATCAGATACAGCGTATTCGCATCCTTGTCCTGCAGCGCCTCGTAAGCTTCCCCGCTCATCACCTCATGCCGGTAGGCCAGCAGTCTCAGGCTGCCGCCTGTTCCGGTATATACGGCATCACCCAGCAGGTAGAGCTTGTCCGGCAGGATGGCTGTCCGGTCCGCATTCATGAATATGCCGGCAGGAGGCACACCCGCCACATCCCAGTCCCCGTACAGGGTGGAGTCCATGTGGTAGGCGAACTTCCCGGCATCCGCTACATACACTACGCTGCCGCCCGGTTTGGTACTCTTGTCAGGTAAAACGTTGCCTGTTTCCATCCATGAGGAAAAGCGTGCGGTAGCCCCGCCGATGGCTGCTGCCGTAGTCTGTTCCACCTTGGCAGCGGCGTTTTCTGCCTTGGCTGCCGCTTCGTTGGCCTTGGTGGCCGCTTCCGTGGCGGCCTGGGTCTTTTCCTCCAGTCCGGCTACGGCTCCTTCCGCTTTCTTGGCGGCAGCCTCGGCACGGGCGGCGGCATCGCTCGCAGGCTTCCCTATCAGTTCCAGGGGGACGTTCACCATCTTGCCGTCCTTCTCACCGGGCAGTGATTTCACACCGCTCAGCGAGGTGACGGTCTCCAAGTCCTCCACGCCGGTAGAAGATTGGAGTACACGGTCCAATACCTCCTGAACAATCTGTTCGATATTTATTCCTTCTGCCATAAGCCTATTTTTCTATTAGTTTTACAACTTGCGAATAGCAACCAGGAGTAAGACCGGAAACTGCTTCTTTTATTAGTACAGCATCTTCCGCCGTTATATCAATTTCCCCTTCTGCATCCATTATCTGCATACACAAGCGATACGCCCGTAACTTTTTATCAGTATCTGTCTGCTGGTTACCACTCGGACGAATGCTCGTCCCATTAAATAGGCATTGCGCTACAATATGACCAACAATTTGCGGCTCATTATTTATCCGCAATGGCTGGCCGTCAAAATCCTTGAAATAGTCATTAAGATTCACTTTCATATCCTTAAACTTTTAAATATATGTCATCTTTACAACAATACCATTAACAACCTCAAGGGTATATTTATAAGTTGCAAAATCACTCTTTACAATCCACTGGAAGGTACCAGAAACACCCTTCCGGTAACTGTAGGTTCCATCGCTGGTCAGACTCCATCCCGTACCGTAATTATTCGACAGGATATCGTTACAATACACCGACCCGTTCACATGTACACCACCATCAAAATAGCCGGCATAAGTATTGGCACTGATAGGATAGCTCTGTCCAGAAGACTTGCTGGAAGCATAAATGGCAGCCCCGCCAGAATTGGAACCTACGGCCTTTACCCCAAATTTTCCCTGTGTAGCCGCATTAAAAGACACGTCCACAATGCCTTCCATATCTGACTGCGACACACCGAGTTTCAGGCTGCGCGAGTCATTGCCGAAGTAATCTCTTGCTTTCCAGTATAATCTTCCGGATTCAATAGTAAAACCACCGATTTTACCTTCGTAGGCATATACCGTTCCATAAATTTTAGCATTACGTGTTTCAATACTTCCGTCAGGCAATATTTTAAAATTATTATTCGCTGTTACCAGTCCTTCTAAAGTGATGTAATCTCCCTTTATCTTGACACCTTCAACGCTGGCGCCTATGAGGGATTTAAGATTTCCGTCACTGTCAATAGCAAACATTCCAGCCATATCACTCTTCGTAATCAATCCCGCTCCAGAAACAAGATTCCCTTTTCCATCAAAAAGGCCGGAAGCCAACAAGTTCATATCAGCCTTGGTCACTATTTGGGAAGATTCAAGAATGTTACCATCCTTGTCAAAATTACTGGCTGCTATTTTCACCAGAAGATCACTTTGTTCAAACAGTGTCCGATATTTGTAGGTAAGTGCATCCACTTTATTTGTGGAGAATACCAGCAGCGAAATGTAAATGACACCCGTAAACGACAGCTTGAAGTCTCCCGTACCGTTCCAAAGGCCGTCCAGCGTGAACATCTTCTCACCGCCAACGGACAGGTCCTCTTCATGGCCGAACATGTTGAAGTTCTCAAACCCGGTCTTGTCGGCGTTCACAAATTCTATTTTCAACCTTCCGGCCTTGATAACCCGGTAGCTGAAGGACAGATACACCACGCCGGGCACCCGTTCGCCCTGGCTGTTCGTCTGCCGGTACTCCGGTACCAGCCGGAAGTCCTCCAGTTTCTGCATGATATAGCTGTTCCGGATATAGGCATAAGGCACCTTGCCGTCGGTCCGTATCTCGGCATGCCCGTCCGGCTTCGTACCGTAAGGACCGCCGTTCGCCCAGATCCAGCGTCCGCCCAGGGTGAACAGCGTAGCCTTGCTGCCCGTCTTCCATTTGTCCATGCCGTCGGCAAAACTGCTGTTGTCCAGATAACTCTGTTCTTCGCGTATTTCCTTGCGCAAGCTTTCCACGGCTGAATGGATTTTCCCCTCGGTTATCTCAAACCGCGTCAGGATGTCCTCGCCCGTCATCAACACGAACGTACCCTTCAGCCACACGTTGTCGGCATACAGGCCGTTTCCTTTCGGCTGTTTGTCTGCCGGGAAAGCGCTGCTCCTGATGCCGTCCAGCTTACCCAGCCGGCAACGAAGGCAGCCGTTGAAGTTCTTGGCCTTCACACCGTCCAGAATGTCGATACGGGGCTGTCCGTCCTCCGTGGCCGCAATGGATATAAGGTTCTGCCGGAGCGGGTTTTCGGTGTTGCCCATCAGCACGCACTCATCGCCTGCCTCCGGCTTCACCCCGCCAAACTCGCTTACCGGGACCAGTACCCCGTCGGCTATCACCGAAGCCACCTCCACCCAGTATGCTTTTAGTTTCTTACCACCCGTAACCGCACAGCGCATCAGGTCATGGACCACAAAGCCCGATTCCTGCTCAAACACGATGCGGTAGTTGTCGCCCTGCTTCACCACGTCCTTGATCTTGCCGTTGGCAGCGGACACCACCAGCTGGCCGCACACGCTGCGCACCTTCTCGATCAGCAGTTCCAGCGCCACCAGGCTTTGCCGGGCAGTCACTTTGTCCACCGTCAGGTTTGTCAGTCCGGTCAGCTGGTCAATCCACAGCTGCCAGCCCTCACCGGTCAGCCCGTCCACAAACTCCGTGCTGCGCAGCAGTTCGCGGATCACGGCAGTCAAGTATTCGGCATTGCCCTCACCGTCCACGATGCCGCAGGGCTTGCCGCCAGCAGCCTCGCCAAAGCTCACACCCTTCAGGAAGCGGATGGACTCTTTGGCTGTGTCCGGCTGGTTCTTGCTCAGGAACTCTTTCTGGCTGCGCCGGGCGGAAAACAGGTTGTTGTCCGTGGGCAGCGTCTTGTCCCAGCTTCGTATGATGTCCGGAAGGGCAGCGCCTTCCGTCTTTGATTTCGTATAGCTTTTCAGCGCACCGATGCTGTCCGTCACCTTGTCGAACTTGCCCACCTGCAGCGCATCGCTTATCTCGATGTCCATCTGCCCGGGTTCGTTCACCTTGCGGCTGATCTTGGTGATACGGCTCTGACGGTAGCCTTTTTCCGGGAAATACTTCCGGCTCTCCAGCTTCACCCGTCTGCCCACAAACAGGTCTATGCCGTGCTCCTCGATGTATACCGGGTCTGTCGGGGCTTTGTAGGCGGCAATGTCCAGCCAGTGGTCCCGGTTGTACTCGTCCACCGCAATCGCAAACTCCTCTTCGGCCAGCCGGTAATACTCATCCGGCATCCGGATATTCCACAGGATATAGGTGTCGCCTGCCCGGGGCACCAGCTTGCCGCCCGGCAGCTGGGTGTCGTCATCGTAGGGCCAGATGGTGATCAGTTCGAATTCACGTGCCGCGCTGTCGTAGTTCACCTCAAAGTAGTGGTCATCGCTTTCTCCCAGTCCGGCAAGGTCGCCCGTCTGGAACGACACACGTTTGGTTTCTCCGGCCAGCTCGTACAGGTTGGGGTCAAAGTCCAGTTCCCCGTCCCGGAAATAATAGACGGTGAATTTGTTTCCTTCATCGTCTGCCACCTCCTCGCTGCGAACCGAGCTCACCGTACCGACCCGACGGGGGAAGATGCCGCTGAAAGCATCCTGCTCGTAATGGTCATAGATGCCATATTCCTCCACGCCCTGCTCGATGTACTTCCTGCCGCCGGGGAGCATCAATCTCGGGCTGCCGTATTTCTCCGCATCGATGTTGCGGGTCGAGCCTACCGGGAACAGGCGCGTATAGAATTTGGCCGTGTTGCTCGTATCTCTTTCCAGGGAGGTCAGCCCCTTGCCATAGCCAAGGGTGATTTCTTCCCCGTGTTCGCAGCGGCACACGTTCACAGTCTGCCCCTCAACCCACCATTCCACCTTGCCGCCTGCCTTTTCCGCAATGGCTTTCAGCGCTTCGTCGCAGTACATCCCCTCGTAGTCTATCGTGATCAGCTCCGTACCTTCCACCGTACCCGTCTTCCAGTCAGTAATGTGGCCCATGCCGTCATTGATAGCCTTCACCACCATCGCCACATGCTCGCGGGGCGTGGCCGTCAGGGTAAACAGGGGGTTGGTGTCCCCGTCCGTCGTCTCCAGCACCAGGAACCGCTTGATCAGGCTCTCGATACCGTACAGCTTCAGGTTATACTCCCATTCACCCTCGCTCACCTGCTTCGGCGTGTAGCGTTCCGTCAGCCAGTACCGTTCGCCCAGATAGTCCGTGTAGTCGTTCACGTCCAGGGGCAGGAAGGCATAATAGCTGAACGACAGGGAAAGCACATTGTCTCCCTGCACTTCCTTGCTTTGCGTCGAGCTGTCGTTCACGGCCACATCCGCACGCTTGGTTCCGGCTTTATCATATATCGTTAGAAGCATATTCTAATAGCGTTTGAATGGTTATATAATCGGTTTCGGTTCCCGGAACTTTACCCGGAACTTTCCGGCATGCACACCTTCCGTCCACAGATAGGTCAGCGGGGTGAACTTCGTACAGTCGGCATACTTCACCCGCAGCTGCAGATCCAGCTGGGGGAAACGGATCTCCAGCCAGCCGTCCTTCCCTTGCTTCAGGAAATTCACAAAGGCAAAGTACTGCTTCATCCAGCCTGCCTGGGTCTTGTTGTAAAGCGCAAAATGCAGCGTCACGTCACGCGCTTCATTCCGTGGGGTCAGCACGGGGCTGTATTTTTCCCCGTGCTCTTCCCGTATGTCCACAGCCGTATCCTTCTTGGCCTTGCTCGGGGTCAGGATGGCCGTCAGGTTCTCCATGCCCCCGCGCCGGTCTTCCACCAGGAACACGCCGTATTCCGTCCAGATGTCCGTGCCGTTCACCAGCACCAGTCCGCTCAGTATATTGCCCATATCACTTCACTTTTAGTCCGTCACGTATCATTTTCTTTATCACTTCCTTCAGTTCGCCCAGGTGTCCGGCACTCACACCGGTGTTCTCGGCTATCCGGGCCAGATGCCCTTCAGCCGTGTCCATCTTCTCCACCACGCTTTCCAGCCGGTCGTCCATGCTGCTCCAGTGCTGCAGCCCGCCGGTGAACATGCCCTCCAGCTTCGTGCCCTGGTCCTGCGTCATGGCCGTAAAGCCGCCCGCTTTCGCACTTTGGCTCGTACCGCCCTGCTGCGTCTTGTCATAACCGGTGGCTGCCGCCAGGTTGTCACGCAGGGCAAGGGCTTCATCCATATACTGCATGTACTCTTCCATCAGCGCGTTCCGTTCCGCCTCGGTCAGTTCGTTGTCCTCCATGGCCTTGCCGAACTTCTCCCACCAGCCTTTCAGTTTGTCGCTGTACATCTCACCGATCTTGTTGCTCAGCATCGCCCGCATGAAGTACTCGGATATATCCTCCGCCGCATCCTTGGCACCGTACTTCATGTTCATCAGGTTGTCGATGAAGCTGCTGTACATACCGTCGAACGAAATGCCCGTCAGCCCTTCATACAGCTGGTCGGTCAGTTCCTCCAGCTTGCCGGCCTGGTCTATGTAGTCATCCAGTTTCTCGGTCAGTCGCCCGCCATAGCCTCCCTTACCGGTATTCTGGATTTGCGTCCACATATCCACGTTGCTGCGCAGTGCCTTCATTTCCTCCGGGCTCAGGCTCCACAGGTTCCCGTCCCACTGGCGGCCGATCTGTCCGCTCAGTTTGTCTATCTGTGCCTGGTTGAAACCGCCCCAGTAGTAGTTCCAGCTGTGGTGACTTCCGCTGTAGCGGGCCTGTTCCTTTGCTATCTGCAGATAGTTTGCATTCGTTTCTTTCTGGTATTTGTAAGCATCCCGGTAAGCTTCCACCGATTTTGTCCCCTTGCTTGCCTTGATGGTATCGGTCAGGTCTTCGATGGAAGTCTGCAGTTTCTCGTTCCGGTCCGTAAGACGGTCTATAGCCGCCTGCACTTCCTTGGCGTTCCCGCCGATGCCGAACAGTTTGTTGAAACCTCCGAAAGACACCGTGTTCAGCAGTCCTCCGATACCATTCACAAGGGAACCGCCTATCTGTTTGAACAGGTCTCCGCTGAGGATATTGTCGAGTATTCCGGTTATCGCATTGAAAATGGTATCTATCAATGATGAGATAATCGGGCCAATACCGTCTTTCAGCAAATCCAGTATGGAGAGAATGGCCGATATGATCTGCCCGATGACTCCGGCACTTGACAGGGTCTCGGACATCTGACTGATGGCATCACCGACCTTGCCTCCGATATTCAGTTTTGAAAGACCGGTAAGCATGTTCTGGATTCCTTCAAATGATCCCTGCAAGGTTCCGCTCGCAAAGCCGTGCAACCCGTTGGATACCATGTTCAACCCGTCAACCGTGTCCCGGGAGGCACTTTTCACCTCCCCGGCAAGCGCCTTCATTTCAGAGGTGGCGTTCAGGTATTCTTCATCAGCTGAAGCACTGGACGATTGGGCCGTTTGAAGAGCGATTTTGGTACGTTCTATTTCTGCCTGGTTACCGCTTTCAAGCGCCTTGTTGTAATCGGTCTGCGCCGCTTTTAACCGGGCGAATGTCGCTTCCTGCTGCAGTTCCGCATTTTGCACACGTGTTACGGCATCCCCCAAAGCGTGCATCTGCGTTTGCAGCCGGGCAAAATCCAATGTGCCGTTGCCACCGGGGAGCATGCTTTGAATACGTTCAATGGCATCGTAAACAACCTGCTGGTCTGCGGCTCCCGTTTTTTTGAACTCATCCGTCTTGACATACTGTTTAAGTTCGCCAAGCAGGTTCTTCATCTGGTCTGCAAGCAGACCGGTCAAATCCCCGAACGCTGCTCCCCAGTCTATCTTCTGGGTAAGGGCTTCCATGTCCACTTTGTGCACAGCCGCATCACGCTGCTTCTCCAAAGTCAGCCTTTCGCCCTGGGACTGTGCCTTGCGGATTTTCTCGGCATATTCTTCAGCGATGGCCAGTTTCTGCTGCTGGAAGGTTCCGTATTCCTTCAGATAGTCACGCATGGCTTCCGCCTCTTCCCTGTACACGTCCGCCTCCGCTTTTTTCCTTGACTCGGTGTTTGAGGCACGGGCTTTTTCAAGTTCATCCTGTTGCTCCCGGGTAAGTCCGTTATCTCCGGTAGAAAGACCGGCTTCCTTGTTCTCACGCTTCCAGTCGGCTTCCTGCCGGTTTATCTCTTCTTTCCGGGCGTTATAGTCATATTCGATTTGTGCCAGTTTCTT